TACCATGGCAGAGTTGAGGGAATCCGGGGCAATCGAACAGGACGCGTCAAACATAATTATGCTGTGGAATCTGTCAGACAATGACAAGGGAGCCAAGGGTGTAAAAATCGAGAAGAACAGACAGGGAATGACAATGCGTGAAGCAATGGAGTTTGACGGAGATCACATGAAGTTTGTTGAAATCGAAAAACCGTTTGATGATGTTGTTGCGGAGATAAAAAAGAAAGAACGTGGGGACGGATTCAAGCCGTACAATGGCAATTGTCCGTTTTAGAGGTAGTGGCTATGGCAAGTGCAAAGATCGAAAAGGGTTCGGAAGAATGGCAAGTATTTATGGATTATTGGCAATTCATTCAGAAATACTATTCACCGGACAACGCTGATTCTTGGTGGGATGAAGTTGTAAAATCCGGAGAATCATTGATAAACAAATACAAGGGCATGGAGATTGAAGAACGTGCAAGACAGCTTGTATTGAGTCATTTTGCATGGTTGGAAATCACATACAGAAAGGAGAAATCAAAGAAATGAGCAATGCGTTGAGACGGAATAAAAAGCCAACATTTTACACAAAACAGGAAATGCGGATTATCGGGAGAAATGATTTTGAAAAGAGAAATGCTGATAAGGTTATATCAAAATCATACAAAGATTTTGTCGTGATTGGGTACATAATTCTGCATGACAAATTCGGATTCGGACAGACAAGAATCATCCGGTTGCAGGATTTTTTGAAATCCTACTTAGATGAAGCAGCATCCGGTGGAAATACCGGAAAGGACTTGTCTGTTTACCTGAAAAGTAAATACGGAATCGACATCAAAGAAGAAGTCGGAAAAATTCCACAGAGACAGTTAATGAACCTGTATGCAAAGAAAGGTTTCTGTATCGAGCGTGAAGCCTACAGACTTTCCAGTGCATCTTTGTTTAACTATTTTGCACTGACACTTACGATTCTGAAAAAGGAGTTTAAGATAACAGCGGAACAGTTGCAGTATTTCACGGACAAATTTATTGACTACATCGACACATTGGCTAATTACAAGCAGTTTCAGTTAACGGTGCCGATGATAGCGCATAGTTTGGCTGATGAGATTAAGTTTGTATGTGATTTGGAGGTGTAAAGATGTTGAATAAAGAAAAATATGCGAATAAGATTATAGAACTTGCGGCAAACGCAGAGGTGTTTGTATTAAAAAATGGAGAACCTGCACTTTGCAGAGAAACTAAATGTGAAGATTGTGATTTTAATAAATTAAATTCGTGCAAATGTAGTGAGTATAAATTTAGAGAATGGCTTAATTCGGAGTATGTTGAGCCACCTGTTGATTGGAGCAAGGTTGCAGTCGATACGCCGATTTTGGTAAGAGATAGCGAAGAAGATGCGTGGAGAAAAAGACATTTTGCAAAATACGAGAACGGAATAGTGTACACATGGAGTGGAGGAACAACACATTGGAGCGTTCACAGAGGTAACAATATAAGAGGTTGGAAAATGGCAAAGCTGGCAGAAAGCGAGGAATAGGCATGGAGAGATTAACAGAACGAACAGCGGATGGAATCTTAGTAAAAGAGAATTACGAGAAAGAAACATTAAAAACCTTGTATTCGTGCTATGACGAAAAGCCTAACTTACATTATTCCAACTGTGAAGAAGGTTATTGTGCAATGGAGAAGTTAGCGGATTACGAGGATGCAGAGGAACAGGGCAGACTTATCAAGTTGCCTTGTAAGGTGGGAGATAAAATTTTCCTTGATTTTGCAGGATTTGGAAAAGATGTAGACAAGTTTACAGTTAAGGATTTCCATTTGGATTGTTTTAAAGATGGAGAAACTACGCTGTTTTGCGATTATGAATCAAACGATAGGACTTTATCTGGTCAAATTGATGTAATGGAATTCGGAAAAACCGTATTCCTCACAAAATCCGAAGCCGAAGCAAAACTGAAAGAATTGAGAGGTGGAGAAGATGAAAGTAGTAACAGTTAGTGATTTGATAAAAATTCTTGATACAAAAGAAAATAGATATGGCGCTACAGGAAAACCGAGAATATTGAATTTATCTTTAAATGGCAATTTTGCTGGCGATATTGAATCTGTAAAGTTAGATGGTTATGGAGATGGACTTATTACGGACGTGACGATGGAGATTACTACATCTAAATCCACAACAACCAATGCCGACATGATAAGGAATATGTCAGATGAAGAGTTGGCAGAGTTTCTTTGCAAAGTAAAATCAGATTATCAGTGGATGGAACATGAATTCCCGAGCGAAGAGGAACATAGCGAGTGGGAAGAATGGCTTCAATCAGAAGCAGAATAGGAGAGAATATGAGGAAAGTTAAATCGGTACCGGGAACAATAGTGTTCGCAAGCAAGAAACGACATGTATCGTTTGCTTTTGGAATGGGTAAGCGTTGGGGAATAAATTTTGGAGCAGAATATTATAAGGCTTGGGATTGGCACCATTTTGCCATAGGATTTACAATAATTAATTTTTTTGTTGCGTTTAGAGTAAATTGGCGAATTTTTGGAGAAGGTTACGACAGAGACGAAATGTACTTCGAAATGTATAACTGAAAGGAGAGAATATGGAAGACAGATATCTGTATAAAGCTAAGACAACTCCAAAAGAAAAAGGAGAATTTAACAATGTTTGGGTTACTGGAAATCTTATTGTTTCCAATGGAAAGTATTACATACATCCTGTGGGCAATGTTGTAAATGTTAAGAATGAGACTGGAAGAATAATTGTGATGCACGAAGTAATTCCAGATACAATCTGCCGATGCACAGGCTTAAAAGACAGGAACAGGAACGGTAATCTGATTTGGGAGAATGATGTTGTTGCGTATTGGGATACATATAGTACAGAGAACGGTTACGCAGAAGCAGATTGTATCGGGAGGGTCGTATGGGACGCTGAAACGATTTCATTCCAAGTTACAAACAGATTATCTGCTGAAAGCTATGAGGTTTTGGATGAATGTAGTGTTATCGGCAACATATTTGATAATCCAGAGTTATTGGAAAGTGAGGAATAATATGACAGAGAGTGAAGCAATTAAGATATTGAAGAAAGATAGTTGTTATGAATGCTCACAAGGCACAGACAGCCCGTTTAATTGTGAATATGTGGGATGCAGGGTTGCGAAAGCTACTAGAGTAGCAATACAGGCACTTGAAGAAGTAGAACAGTACCGCGCAATCGGCACGCCGGAAGAATGCTTGCGAAATAAGGATTTCTTGGATTTTCTTTCAGACAAAATGAACCCGAATGATTTTGAAATATACTTGCGTTTATACAATGCGTTGGAAGAAAAGGGGTGTGAAGAATGAGTGAAAGTCTTAAGCCATGCCCGTTCTGCGGACACAGTATAGATATTGAAAAAGATGTGTATGATCCAAGTGATGATTGGCATCCGACATTCATAGATCCGGACAGTGGCGGCGACCCTATTAACATTCATTGCAAATGTGGCTTGGAGTTTTGCACTGGTACATATGACTGGGGCGAATTTGTGAAAGCATGGAACAGGAGGGCGAACGATGGGAAGATTGATTGATGCTGATAAATTGTTAGAAGAAACAAGAAGAGATAGAGATTATGCAGAAAAAAATGGGTTTATGGATATGTATCATGAAAGACAAGCACTGATAGACAGGATAGAAGCGCAACCGACCGCCTACGATGTAGACAAGGTTGTGGAGCAGCTGGAAGATAGAAAAAGCCTTATGCTGGAAACGCTTAAAATTTCAGAAGCAGATATTGATAGAGGAAGAATTTACGGAATGGACAAAGCAATCGAGATTGTGAAAGCAGGTGGTGCAGATGGCAATTAAACCAATTTTATTCAATTCCGAGATGGTTCGGGCAATTCTGGAAAGTCGAAAGAGTTGCACCAGAAGAGTTGTGAAACCGCAACAGTTCATAGGGATGTTGCCGGATAAATGCAAAAATGGAGCACCTGAAGAATTCTTGAAAGAAAAGAAACTCATGTTCAAACCATACTGCGATATGACAGATATAGAACTGATAAATACTGCATACAAAGCTCCATATCAGCCGGGCGATATTCTTTATGTCCGCGAAACTTGGGAATATTTTGAATGTTGTTGTTGCGAGGGAGACGAACATGGAAATTGTTACCGAGAACCACAACAGAGCGCCTTGAATAAAAGCTGTGGCTGTTATATGTACCGGGCAACAGATGAAATATATGGAGATGCAAGGTGGCACCCATCCATCCACATGCCAAAAGAAGCAGCGCGTATCTGGCTTAAGGTTACGGATGTGAGAGTGGAACGGTTACAGGATATAACACCAAAGGGGGCAGAAAGCGAAGGTGTTGGAAACCTTTTCTATGATGATATCGGATACGGTGAAAAAAATTATGGAACAGAAGTAGACCCAGAGTACGGGATTGCAAAGGAGCAATTTGCTTGGCTGTGGGAATCAACCATCAAGAAATCCGACCTTGACCGCTACGGATGGGATGCAAACCCTTATGTGTGGGTTATCGAGTTTGAGCGGTGCGAGAAACCGGAAGGAGTGTGAGGTATGGCTAAAGCAATTTTGGTTATGGATATTCCGGAGTGTTGCGCAGATTGCCAACTAGCCGATGATGATCCAAGTGGATTGTATTGCGTGTTTGCTGATGATTATTATGATGGATCAGACAGTTCGGAGGATAGAGCGAGTTTTTGTCCTCTTCGGGAACTGCCGGAGAAAATGAAAGTGTGCGGAAAATATCCACAGCCGGACGGTATTACACCGTCATATAAAGTTGGTTGGAATTCCTGCTTGGATGAGATTTTAGAAGAAAGAAAGGAGTAACGAATCCTCGGTAAACCGAGGTTGCAACTTAAAGGTGTCAAAGATTTTGCATAAAGGGAATAATAGTAGCGTTGATGATTCGATAAGGTGGAATTTGAAGTAGCGCACATATAGCATATTTGACTTATGTGAGTTTCAGACCATCAGCATGGGAAGCCTATATTCCCTATCCACGATACATGGATTTGTAGCGTGGTGTTATGACAAAAAAGAAACTAAAGGTATGTTGGATAAGTGCAGGAATATCAAGTTTTATGGCAGGATATCTTGCTGGAGATGTAGACGAATGGATATACATTGACATTGCAGACCAACATCCAGACAGCATGAGATTTATTAAAGATTGCGAAAAAGCAATCGGAAAGAAAATCACAGTGCTACGATCAACGGAATATCGAAATGTAGAAGATTGTGTAAGGGCGTTTGGTGGTTATAAAAATCCGGCTAACGGATTTGCACCATGTACTAATTGGCTGAAAAAGCGGATTCGCAAAGAGTGGGAATCCAGACACACGGATTACGAGATTACTTATGTTTGGGGCTTTGACTTGAACGAGAAGAACCGAGCTGATCGAATAGTTGAGAGCAATCCGGAGTTTAATCACATTTTTCCGTTGATTGAAAGAAATTTAACGAAAGAGGAAGTGCATGGACTGTTTTTAATGACTTTTACTTTCCCACGCCCTTGGAATTATGAGCATGGATATGCCAACAATAATTGCATTGGCTGTATAAAAGGTGGCATGGGTTATTGGAACCATATCAGAAAGGATTTTCCGGAAGTCTTTGAAAGTCGGGCGAAGTTGGAAAGAGAAGTCGGACACTCCATGTTGAAAGACAAAAACGGTCCGGTATATCTGGATGAATTAGACCCGAACAGGGGAGATATGAATACAGAGATTATGCCGGATTGCGGAATTATGTGTTATTTGAGTTTGAATTAAAAATTATCAGAAAGGAATAGGTTGTGCGCACATAAAACCGAGGTTTCCTTTTGGTAGATTTAGAATGTATAAAAAGAAGATTAAATGTGAGATATATCGTGATTCAATGCAGAATTACAAGAAATACGCAATACCACCAGCGCAGTTGATTATAGCAGATGTTCCTTATAATGTCGGAAACAACTTCTATGGCAGTAACCCTATGTGGTATAACGGTGGCGATAACAAAAACGGAGAGAGCAAACTTGCGAAAAAGGCGGCTTTCAATTCAGATTTTAACTTTAATTTGTACGAATACTTCCATTTTTGTTCAAAGATGTTGAAAAAAGAGGACACAAAGCCTATCGCAAGGGGCAGGAGTAGTAATAGCCCTTGTATGATTGTATTTTGCGCATTTGAGCAGTTGTCAACATTGATTGCGGCGATGAAGAAACACGGATTCGTTAATTACATACCGCTTGTATTCTGTAAAAATTACAGTCCACAGGTGCTTAAAGCAAATATGCGTATCGTAGGTGCTACGGAATATGCGCTCGTACTGTACCGAAATAAGTTACCGAAATTCCGAAACGGCTTGCAGATTGATGAAAACGGAAAGAATATCAGAGGTACAGGACACATGATTTTCAATTGGTTTACTTGGGAGAAAGACGGAAAAGATGTGCCGAAAATTCATCCGGCGCAAAAGCCGGTAGCAGTCCTTAAAAAGCTGATTGAGATTTTTACAGACGAGGGAGACGTTGTTATTGACCCTTGTTGCGGTAGCGGTAGCACGCTAAGAGCCGCCGCAGAACTTGGCAGAAGTGCATACGGATTCGAGATTGACAGAAACTTTTACGAGCGTGCAAAGAATGAAATGCTTGTATTTGAAAAAGACGAGCAAATGGATTTATCAGATTATATTTAATGGAGAAATGGCTTATGAAATTTACAAAATTCATTAAGCCAGAACTTGAACAAATCAAAGAAAATGCCAATTTCACGGAAGAAGAGGAGAGGATTTTCTCTCTTCTCTGCCGTGGTTTTTCACAAAAGCAAATATCCACAAAAGAAAATCTATCACTAAGAACGATAGAGTACAGAGTAAGAGATATCAAAGATAAAATAGAAAGAACGGGGGTATTTGATTGGATGAAAAAGAACTGTTGAAATATGCCGTTGATAGTGGTATTCTCGACATAGCACTTGTGCAAGAACAAGTTGAAATGAACAAAAGAGAAAAGATACTAAAGAAACACCCATATGATATATGGGAAGGGAAAGATGGGTATTGGAGAACCTATATTCCATGCAAGGAGAAAGGGAGAAAGCTACTTAAGAAAAAAGATAGAGTCGATATTGAAAATGAGGTTATCGATTATTTACAGATTCAAGAAGAAAATCCAGCCATTGATGAAGTGTTTGAAGAGTGGAACGACAGGCGGTTGGCACTGAACAAGATTGGAAATGCAACGCACCAAAGGAATCGCAACTTTTATCAAAGGCACTTTAAACAAATGGGTAAAAGGCACATAAAATCAATATCGGAAGATGAATGGGGAGATTTCCTAGAAGAACAGATTCCGAAGTTTAACTTGACGGCAAAGGCGTTTTCCGGACTAAAAGGGATAACCAAAGGGTTTCTGAAACGAGCCAAAAAGCGGAAGTTGATTGATTTTAATGTTGAAGAATTGTTTGAGGAGCTTGATACATCTGATTCCGATTTCAAACGAACGATCAAGGAAGATTACGAAGAGGTTTTTGACGAGAATGAAACTGATATTATGATTAAATATTTGGAATGCAACCTTGATTTATCAAACATAGCAATACTTCTAATGTTTGTGACCGGAATGAGAATCGGAGAGGTTGTGTGTCTAAAACATGATGATTTTGACGGTAATACGGTCAAGGTTCGGCGAACCGAAACAAGGTATCGCGGAGAGGATGATACGAAATATACGGTTGCGATAAAGGATTTCCCAAAGACGAGAGCTGGGGCGAGAACAATTATCATCCCAAAGGACTACGAGTGGTTGTGTGATAGGATCAGAAAAACGAATCCATTTGAAGAATTTGTGTTTATTAAAGAAAATGGAGAGCGATTGAATGCGAATTGTGTAAGAATGCGATTACAGAGATTGTGCGATAAGTTAGGAATCTATCGAAAGTCTCCACATAAGATCCGAAAGACATACGGAACCATCCTTCTTGACAACAATATTGACGAGCGGTTGATCCTTGGTCAGATGGGGCACGCAAGCCTAGGAACTACAGAGGAACACTACCACAGAAACCGCAGATCTATCGAGAAAAAGTCAGATATTTTAAGTAGTATACCAGACTTCAAAGCACGAACAAGTTAGTTGTTTGATTACTATTTTGAAAAAAGTAATCAAAAGTAATCAAAGTAAAAACGCTACAAGCCGCATAAACACTGAAAAGTTGATGCTTTGTGCAGGGGTTCGAATCCCCTTATTGGCTTTCAGAAAACCGCATAAAATCAAGGTTTTCTATAGATTAGGGGAAAGAGAGTAATCAAAAAGTAATCAAAAGGTAATCAAAAAAGGCTCGGAAGCCTTGATTTTACTAAAGAAAGGAGTTTCTTGTACAAGTGCTAAAAGTTAATTGAATATGATTACTATGGAAGTTTGGACGCATTGAGCGTCTTTTTTTATTGCGGTTTTTCTGCTTATTTTTTGCGGAAGAACCGTATTTTTTTATGCAAAAATATAGGCATAGGAGGGATGCGGAATGTTATTTACAGATGAAATTCTTGAAAAAATCTTAACAAGAGAAGATGTGTCAAAGGTTCCGCTTGTGTATCAGTCAGCGATGATTCACGCAATCAAGGAAGTATTGGAGGAAGAGAATGTATCAGATGCAAAATCAGAATATGGCATTTAACCCAAACCCAAGCTATGCCGCTTATCAGTACAACCCAATGCAGAGGTTTCAACAGCCAGAGCCACAGATTCCGCAGATGCAACCGCAGTTTCTTGGAATCCAAGGAAAAGTAGTGCAGTCGGAGTCAGCAATCATGGCAAATGATGTGCCTATGGATGGAAGCGTTGCGTTTTTCCCGATGCAGGACATGAGCGCAATCGTGGCAAAACAATGGGATGCCAATGGAACAATCAGAAAGACCGTTTACAAGCCTTTTAATGAGCAGATGGCAGATTCTTCGAGTGATGATAAAAGAATCGAAATAGGGCTATCTGACGATGCGACAAAGGCTATTACTGACAAATTGGATTGCTTGTTTGGAAAGATGGAAGAGTTGGAAGATAAGCTATCTTCGCAAACGCAAAGAAAATCTTCACGAACACAAAAGGAGAGTGAGTCTTAATGAATCCTATGCAGATGTTACAGGGAATGAAAAACCCACAGCAGTTTTTACAACAAATGATGGGGAACAACAGCGTAATGAAAAACCCTATGGCGCGCAATGCTATGCAAATGGCGCAGAATGGAGATTCCAAGGGCATCGAGCAGATGGCTAGGAATTTGTGCAAAGAAAAGGGGATTGATGCAGATAAGGCTTTTGAGTCGTTTAAAAGTCAATTAGGAATGTGATACTAATTCTTGCAAGATTATGTATATAAAAAATGAATTATGGAGGTAAATTCTATGTTTAACACAGGTAATTGTGCATCCGTTCCGCTTGTCGCGAACATTGACGGAAACGGAAATAACAACGGATGGGGCGCAGAAGGCTCATGGTTATGGTTCATTATCGTTATCTTTGCCATCTTCGGATGGGGTGGATTCGGTAACGGATTCGGAGGAAACGGAATGAATGGTGGTGTCGGAAGCGAAATCCAGCGCGGATTTGATAATCAGGCGGTTGTGTCAAAACTTGACGGCATTACAAACGGACTTTGTGACGGATTCTATGCAGTGCAAACCGGCATGAACGGCATCAACACAAACATTTTGCAGACCGGATTCGGCATTCAGCAGGCCATCAATGCTGATACAGTCGCTAATATGCAGAATACAAACGCATTACAGTCACAGCTTGCAAACTGTTGCTGTGAAACAAGAGAAGCTATCCAAGGCGTAAACTACAACATGGCAACTAACACTTGCGCGTTGCAGAACACCATGAACAGCAACACGAGAGATATTATCGACAGTCAGAATGCAGGAACACGCGCTATTCTTGATTATCTCTGCAATGAGAAAATCTCTAGCTTACAGGCAGAGAATAGCGACCTTCGCAGAGCAGCTTCACAGGATCGTCAGAGTGCATTACTTACAACTCAGATGGCAGCTCAGACGCAGCAGATTATCAATGCTGTAAATCCGCCTGCTATTCCGGCATATGTCGTACCTAACCCAAATGCTTATGCATATGGATGTGGATGCAACACCGGTTGTGGCTGCTAAAACTAAATAATTGAGTATCTTAATTGAGTTTAACTCAATCATGTCTGCTATGCAGTATTACTTATAACCAAAGGGCAGACTATAATGTTTGCCCTTATTTTTTATGAAAGAGAGGTAAAAATAATGGAAGTAACAGGAATTGCATTACAAACCGTTGCTGCTGGAGAAGATGTTGCATTCACAGAAACAGCAGTAAACGGAACAAAATGTATCGTACACAGACAGGGAAGTGGGATTATCAAGTTAAGAGGCATCACCAATCAGTGCAAGGCTAGATTTTTGGTATCGTATTCCGGCAACATTCAGATCCCTACAGGCGGTACAGTTGGAGAGATTTCACTTGCAATCGCGGTTGATGGAGAACCTTTGCAGTCAACAAAGATGATCGTAACCCCTGCGGCAGTCGAATTTCTTTAATGTATCAGCGCAGGCATACGTGGATGTGCCATGCGGATGTTGCAGTACCGTAGCCGTGCAGAATACGTCCACGCAGGCTATCGAGGTTCAGAACAGTAATTTGATTGCAGTAAGGGAGGCTTGATATTATGCATAAATTTGCGAAACAGATTATGGATTGCGTGAAAGCCCACGTTGACGGCATTGGAATTGAGAATTTTGAGGGACAAAACCTTGATGATCTCAAGGATTGGACGGAGATTGCAAAGAACATCGTATGCTTTGACAAAGACTATAACATTGTTGAAGCCATGAAAAAGTCTGAAGATGAAGAAATCATGCGCATGGTGGAAGAATTTGGGGATTATCCGGGAAGAAGATACTACAATGAGTACCGGTACTCAAATGGCAGATTCGCACCGAAAGGACGCGGAACACGCAGAGGATATGCAGAACCTCCATATTATCATCAGATGCCGGAAGATTACCACGAATGGGAGAAAATGCCGGAATACGACCGAATGAGAGACCTTGACAGAATGAGTATGGGAAAGATGTACTATTCAGAGCCTATGAGCGGAAATAATCGCATGAGTACCGGTACTCACGATGCAAGAGAGGGCAGAGCCGGTATGAGCCGGAGAAGCTATATCGAAACGAAAGAACTGCACCACGGAGATTCCGCGGCTGATAAGGACGCAAAGATGAAAGAACTTGAAAAGTACATGAAATCTCTTTCTGAAGATGTGACCGAACTGTTTTCCGGCATGTCCCCAGAAGAGAAACAGTTGACCAAGACAAAGCTGACTACGCTTGTCACGAAAATGTAATAGAGAGGGCATTTTGCCCTCTTTGTTTGCGAGGTGGTAAATTGTTCACGATAAACAATGAAATATGGAATTTGGTCAAAGTATCGCGTTACAGCGATATGCTACAGAGAAGTGACGGAAGCAGAACGGTAGGCATGACCGACAGGGACACGAAAACGATATATCTTGCGGATGATCTACGCGGAAAATTCCTTGACCGTGTGTTATGCCACGAATTATGTCATGCGTTCTGTCTTTCGTATAACGTATACATGGATATTGATACAGAGGAAATTGTAGCAGACTTCTTGACTACATACGGAAGAGAAGTATTTGAAATAGCAGACAGACTATTGCTTGAATTTGCGGAGGTTGCATAATGGATAAAATTTCAGAACTCTTACAGTACGTGCACCGGACGAATCCGGAAATGACTAGGGAAAGGCTGATAGAAGAGTTGAGCAAAAGCGACTATGCGGCGCGGTCTTTGATTTTTACGAAAGAAAACATCGTTGCGCTAAAGCAAAAATAAATCCGGCGGTTTCAATCGCCGCCGGATAAATACATTACTCGTTTGGTAACAAGTCTGTTTTGCCATTTGTAAGGAACTTTGCGCAACACGCGAATCCTGCAATAAAAGCCGCTTCTTGAATGTCGCAAACACCATCCCTTATCTTATCGCTAATGTCGTTATACAGTTTTTCGCTCAACACATCCTTAAGACTGTCAACCGAATCATACATCTTGTAGCAAGCAGAATTGATAATTCTCACACTCTTTGAATTGTTTACATCGTTTGTGTCTAAAAAGTTTTCATAAGCAATTTTTAATAATTCTTCCATAATTGTTTCTCTCCATTTCTGTTTTGTGTTTTTCTTGATGAATATACAGTAACATATATAAGTTGAATATTCAACCGACAATATAACCAAAATATATAAGTTGAATTTGTGTGGCTATTGTGAATATTATATAAGTTGAATATATGATTATACGCATAGCTGATTATATAACTTGAATATTGACATATTTAACGATAATTGATAATATGTTTATATAAATTGAATATTAAAAGAGGTGAGACAATGGCAAAAACTCCAGAGTATACAAAGAAAGCTATTCAGAATTACAATAACAAGTTTGACAGAATAGCAGTTAATTTACCAAAGGGGACAAAAAACAGGATAAAAGTATTGACCGGAAAAAGTTGTAATGCTTATGTTTCTGAATTGGTTGTAAAAGATTTAGACAGCTTAGAAAATAAGTAATTTGTTGGTAAAACGGAAATGATTTGTTCAAAAACTAAAGAGAAAGGAGAAAGCAATGGAGGAATTAGAAAAATTGGAAATTCCAGCAATCAAAGTTTGGGATTCTCAAAGGGTTGTAACTTTTAATGATATAGACAGAGTACATCAAAGACCTAACGGAACGGCAAAGCGTAGTTTTAAACAAAATAGAAAACATTTTATTTTGAACGAAGATTACTTTGAATTAACAAGAAAAGAGTTCGGGACGAATTTCGTCCCTAATTCCGAACCGTTAAAAGGGAACCCGAATTTGAAAGTCTTTTTATTTACAGAAACAGGATATTTAATGCTTGTAAAGTCATTCCATGATGATTTGTCTTGGAAAGTGCAAAGAAGACTTGTAAGCTCATATTTCAATTGTGGAAAGTTGCAAAACGAAGTGATAAATCGAAGTGATGTACCGCAACCGCATGAAGGTCATTATCCATCGTTGGCTAACACTTGGATGAAAGACCATGAACCTCTATTTAAGCAGATTTGTAGTGCCTATGGGATCAGCAGAAAGGAACTGTACCACAAGATATTGTTGGATATTGGGGATGATTATAATGTTGATGATTATAGAGTTTTCTATAAGCGCGATACCGGACACGCGCCAGAGTATATCATGGAGGTTGTATCGTTTTATCCAGAATTAAGGGAAGCGGCAGAAACTATCATACAGATACACATGAATAGAGTTAGAAGGTACCCAAAAGAGTATTTAGGGCATATATATAACAGATAAAAGATAATTCACAAACAAAGGACAGCTTTTCCGGCTGCCTTTTGTTTTTGTTATGTCCAAAATCAACAACGCGCCCGGGCATATCTTACAAAATCTCCGAAAAACTGTAAACAGCATATAAAACTTTTCTTAAATTTTTATAAACAATGCTAGGTTCATTAGGTCTTTGACAAGTCCGAAAATGATAGAATAGTATTAGTTTTTACAAAAAATCGTCTGACAATCGTCTGACATAAGGCGAGACAATCGTCTGACGTCGCTTTTTCAGAACTATGTTTCTCTTTCTCTCTCTTTTTCTTAATCTTTTTTGATTAATAATAATACACTGTATCTAAAGCCTATAGGTTGTAGAGTAAGTGTATATCCGCATATGCGCGCGGCGTAAGTATATAATGCCACTGTAAAAAATTAAGCCTTGACTTTAAGCCCGAAAATAGTGTATACCAAAAGCAGAGAGAAATAAAACGGATTGGAGGTGCGAAAAGTATATGCAGGATGTAAAGAGTGTAGAGAATGTAGATCTTACAACCCTTATAGTGGATCTAGGTACAGTACAGATATACACATCAACTGTACAGGATTTAATAGACAACGCTTGTATAGAATTTCACATTGACGATCTGTTAAAAGCTGGTCAAAGACAGTGGAAAGCTGTTATGCAGTATGTTGGTATGCATCTATTCCCAGATACTAAAGTATTAAAGGACAAGAGTTTAAGTCCTCTTGGTAATGCAACTATACCGACTAACTGTAACAGATATGACAGAGAGGTATTATATAAACTTTGTGATTATTATATATATATATCCAATGTTTACAGTAAGTTGGTGAGTACAGTAGCATTCAGTTATTTTTGTAATATACCCACTACAACATTTGACCTATGGAAAGATGAGGAATCAAGTTCGGTGGCTTTTAAGATTTGGCAAAAACTGCAACGATCTCGTAAGGATTGTATCCTTGATCGTGCATACGACTCCAATAGCCCTGTGGGCACTATGTTCGTGGGCAACAATGAATTCGGCATGAATCAGCCTGGAATTGGAGATAATGCCACCCAACGCAAGGCAATCACAGCGCAGGAGTTGCCAAGACTGGACGAGAAAAAGAGCCAAGAATTGCACGCAATCGACACACAATTCACAGATGTAGCGGCAAATAATATGGTTTAAATTGTGTGTGGTTATTCTACAATTCACAAATGCAGTAATATCAAGGGTTGTAGCGTTTTAACTATTCGTGAACTATTCGGAAAAGTGGAGTTAAGCGAATAGTTATACATAGGGCATATGGAATTGTGCTAAGTGTTTGAGAATGATAAACAATTCTAACAAAGCAAACAAGTCAAGAAAAGCAGAGCAAACAATGGTCCTGAATGCATGGGGAGGGGTCTGACAGAAGGACCACCGGGCAGCTACTAAGTCCCTTAAATACCTCAAAAAATAAAAAGCCACTTACAACACCCATTGACTTTCACCGTAAATAGGCTATAATAAATTTATAACAATTCACTTTCACGTTGCGAATCGCAACTACATTTCCAAAAAATTTTTAAAAATAAAAAGAGTGTTTCGGACAGGAGAATGATATATGACCGGGAATAAGTATCAGTCATTAGCCATGCGGACAAACGATCGCAAAGCAACAGGCAGAATACTTGAAAATATTTTAACGTGCGATATGAAATATATTCTACAGCAAAATTTGATCGCAGAAGACGAACAGCATCTTGATTTTGGCGGAATCTTTAATGCTTGCCTTGGACTATCCGGTGAAGTTGGAGAATTTAACGACATAATCAAAAAATGGATTTTCCACGAGAAACAGCTTGATATTGACCACGCAAAGAAAGAAGCAGGCGATATTTGTTGGTATCTTGCAATGATTTGCGAATCCTTCGGCTGGAGCCTTGATGAGATCATGCAAATGAATGTAGACAAGCTTAAGGCGCGTTACCTAGAAGGCTTTGATACTGAAAAAGCAAATCACAGGGCGGAGGGCGATGTGTAATGACAGAGTGTAAAGAATGTTGTGGCACCTGTAAATATGGCTCATACGACAAGGTAAACGGTTACGTTTGCGTGAATGACGAAAGCGATTATGTTGCTGATTTTGTAGAATTTAACCATGTATGCGATGAATGGGAAGGAAAGAGACAATGACAGTAGTTTCACAGAAAAAAGATTTTGTGTTCGATTTCGATTCACACGTTATTGCGCAAAGGGGAGAATACATATATCTTCACATTGACGGAAGAGACGTTGAGATTGGAAAATACGAGTCGCATGAACGCGCACAAGAAGTACTTAAAGAGATGATTGAAAATAACGTCATAGAGGTTGCCTATTATATGCCGGAGGTGTAAAAGATGGATATTATCAAAGCAATTATATCAACGCTTGATTTTCTGCTGATCGTATTATTTTTAAGTTTTGCGATAGAGGGAAAAGAGGACAAAGCACAAGTTATTGGATTTATTTCACTTTCGCTATTAATTGGTTCTAACATACTTTTGATGTGGAGTTAATAGATGGTAATTTATGATTCGATATTTGGTATTTACTTTCTGCCACCAATTTTGAGCGTGGTCGAAAGAATACATATAACAAAATCAAAGGAACCGGAAAGCGCCGGAGATTTACTCAATCTGGATAGTGACGCCGAGCACCAGAGCGAGAAATCGGAGCATCCGGTATAGCTTAAGTCCGCGGGCAATGATTCTTGGCAGTTGGGCGTTGGCGCTTGAATCATGTTCGCGGACGAAAAAACATTGGGCTATCGCCAAACGGTAAGTCACAGGATTTTGATTCCTGCATTCCGGGTTCGAATCCCGGTAGCCCAGCTTGACCGTTTGCAAGTAGGCGGTCAACATATGCTTATTCATAATAAGGCATATATGAACCCATTGACGTTGTTTCAGGCATTGGGTTCTCCTTTCACCAACTAGGACGCTTTCTGTTAAGGACGGTGCGAGACCGTCCGGTTGGTCTATATCATGCGTCTATCCAACGGCACATGATCGTGTAACGCATAGCACGTAAAACATATTGCTAACCGTCTCGTGGCGGTTATGATCGGTTAGTCGAGCGGTAAGACACCACCCTTTCACGGTGGCAACACGAGTTCGAATCTCGTACCGATCATGGGCGATGTTGCCAGTACACCCCTAGTGTGTTTATTACAGAAATACAGGTGCTAATCAATATACCGGTTAAACTTAGCACAGGGAACTGGATTGAGCGGTTGCCATTCAAAAGATGGCGCCAACCGCTGACTAAAAGAAACTTGCACTTGGGGTAGTGTGGAGCAAGTAAAAAACGGAAACTGCTCAGCTATGCAGATATGGTGTAATGGTATCACAGGAGATCGCTAATCTCTCCAACGAGTAAAATCGTTGTCAAGGTTCGAGTCCTTGTATCTGCGCTCTTGCCCGAGCGAAAATCCTAGGTATGCCTTGGGTGTTGATGTGTGACGGAATAGGTAAACGGAATTGTCGTAGAGAATTGGTTGAAACCGACAACATAGATGACCAGATTGTACACTCCTGCGTGGTGCAAATCCACGCCACATCAATTCCTTATCTCCACTTAGTCTGGCACTACTGCAATAGTTCAGGTCGATGGGAGACTTATGGATGGTAGCGGTATAATTGGCAACAGAAAACCCTTCCGTGATTAGAAATTGCAGATTTGAAAACGGTTGGCATGGTTTTGGCTGACAGGGTTCGATTCCCTGTGCCGCTATTCGATGATAAAAAACATTGTGTAATATTTATATCAAACAAAAGACACGGAATCTCACGAGGATTCCGATTTTTGCTATGATTTGGGTACAAAATATGAAAAACTGCGTGAATTGCGGCGCACCGATTGAAATCGATAAAAAGGTGTGTCCTTATTGCAAAACTCCATATGATGTAAGCGGATTCAAGGCTGAAATAGGGGAAATGTTCGGAGAAATTACGATTGGTGGAAAAACAAGTAGAGTATATCTAGGAAATGTAGAACGCAATCAGCTATTAATCGAGCCATATTATGATGCAAATGGTATTTTGCATCGTGAGATTCCAAAAACAATACGCAAATTTACTTTGATTGAGGTGTGAATTATGACAAGTTGCTTGTGCTGTGGAATGCTAATACTTGACTCCGAAGTTGATAGGTGCCCTTATTGCAAATACCTATTTACACAGATTCCGGCAAGGAACGTTCCAGAAAGTCAGCCGGAGAAGGTGGAAACGGCAATATTTGAAAACGTGGTATTTAATAAAGGGGAGGGGCGGAAGAATGTGTGATTTTTTTCGGAATAAAAAGAAAATCATTGATGGTAAAGGAAATTTAGTTCTTTTTGGAGCTGAAAATAACATGATTTTCGACAATAGCGATGGAAAAGAGGTTGCAGGAGCCGTAAAAATTAATTTTTGCCCTATCTGCGGCAGAAAGTTGGTGGAATGATGAAGCGGGAAAAAGAAATTCTATGCACATGTATTAATCATGAAAATTGTCCATTAGACCCGGCTAGTTGCGGATGTTCAATAGAAACTACGACTTTTGAAGACGCTTGTATAGGTAAAAGAACATTCATTCCGGGAATCAAATGTGATAAGTGAGGGTTTTTATATGAAACATCAAAAAGAATGGCGCGCTTGCGATAGGTGTGGTGCTGAAATTGAAAAAGGAAAACTGTGCGGAAATTTGATTACACAGAACAGCACTTTTAATACTGTATACGACTTGTGCCCTAAGTGTATGGAAGATTTTGAGGAGTTTATGAGAAATGACAGTTAATATGGGAACCCAAACCTATGAAATGAGCCGCAAGCAGGCAAAAGCTATCCTTGGAACGGCTAAGGAACTTGCAAATTGCAACATATACGGCATCGAAAAAGATAATGTGGTGATTATGCTGAATGAAAAGCATGAGGACGATATGAGCCTTAAAAAAGCCGTAGGGGAGTATAAAAAGAAAGGGTTCAAGGTGCATTGGAAATGAAGATAATTAGAAATGGCGATTTGAGATACGCAAGAAAGCCTTTGCAGTTTGAGTGTAAGAATTGCAAAACCGTTTTTGAAGCGGAAAAGACTGAATATGAATATTGTGGAGATCAAAGGGAAGGCGATAACTACAAGTGTGAATGCCCATTGTGCCACAAGATGGTATATTACAATTGAAAAATATTAACCAACTATCAAAAAGACCAAGAAAAAGAAGAAATCGTAAAAGAACACGTAGTTGCAAGAATTTAAGGGGGCGATATTATGAATAAAATTGTTATGGCAACTGTAATTATTCTTGCTTTGTGCGCAATCATAATCAATCTTATAAACTGCAAATTTTATTCAGACTTTATCAGCATAAAGTGCAACAGAAGCGCGAAACACAGAAAGTATGCACGCTTAACTACTAAAGAAGTTAAGAAAAGATACTATCCAGAATGCAGATATGCAGTTGTTAGTTTTGAACTTGGCAATTATCCATTATGGATTTGTAAAGATATTGACGAAGCAAAAGAAAGGGTAAAATGCAGTTGCCAAAGGTTACATATTGTATACTTAGGGGATGTAGAATAGTTATGGAATATCGAAACACAATGCTTTGTAGTGGATATAGCCACGAACTAAAACCTTGCGAGCATATAATGAACTGTGACCTTTGTATCGGAACTTCCATTGATGCAAATGGAAATGAAGAATATGTATGTGGTCTAGGAGTAGCAGAATTTAAATGCAAAAGAGATAATCCAAACTGGAAACCTTTGACAAAGCAACAATTAATCGAATTATACAAACAAATGCCGGACAGGACAAATATAAGCATTGGAGAATTGCTCGAAGGAGCGATAATTGACGGAATTGTGGAGGGCAACAATGATGGAATTTCAATACAGAAAAATGGTACAGGAGATAGCTGACACGGTATTAGACAATGCCACAATCAACAATATTCCGTTTCGTGAATGGATTGATAATGTGAATAATGCTTATGTAAATAAAAAATGTAATCTGACTTCTTGCCGATACAACGCAGATGGCAAGTGTGCCAATGATGAGAAGAGAAAAGAATGTATTGATGTTTGCGAAAAAGTGTTATGCATGAATTGAAAGGAGATTTTATGAAGAAGAAAATTATAGCAATTGCATTAGGATTGACATTGTGCTTGGGAATGACCGGATGTACAAAAGGTAATATTGAACCTGAAAGTAGTTACTTTGCAAATAAATATATAGATTTAGTGACAATTTATAAAGACGATTACTATAATACCGAAGTTCTCTATGATAAAAATACAAAAGTAATGTATTTTGTAAAATGGAGTGGTTATCAATTTGGAATCACGCCTATCTATAATTCAGATGGAACAGTGAAATTATATGATGGATAATAGAGCATAGGAAACCGAAGTTTCCTTCGGATGATAAGAAGATAAGAGAGTACATAAATGTACTTGAAAACAGAATTGATGAATTAGAGAGATAATCAGACCAAGAAAATAGTCTTTAAATAATTTCCGAAACACTAAGAGGTGCGCACAATATTGGTGTGCTAAGAATAGCTTTTACTACTGACTACGCATATTACCGGCTAACAAACAGTTAGTCATTACATTACTTTACTTTAAGGAGCGAATACATGGAGTACCAAGGCGCAATTAAAGAAATGGAAAAAGGAATAAAAAGACTTCGAAAAGAATTAGACGAAGCCAAGTTAGGAATAAAAACATCACAGAACGAGTCTCTTATTTGTGATGATACGATGAAAATAGATATTCTTGGAACAGAATACAGAATTGAAACCCACAAAGTATCAGAGGACAGTTTCATGGAGGAAAAAAGTCTTGCAGGATATTGCGGAGAAGATAGCAAGCTGATCGTAATTGCCGACATGTCGGAAGAAAAGTACTTTCCAGATATGAACGAGAAAGAGAAAGAATCATACCGAAAAAGAACTTTAAGGCATGAAATTATCCATGCATTCTTCAATGAAAGTGGTTTATCTGATTCTTCGAATTGCTACAATGGTGCATGGGCAAAGAATGAGGAAATGGTTGATTGGCTTGCAATTCAAGCCCCGAAAATCTTTTCTACGTTCAATAAAATGAATATTTTGTAAACATGCATTACCGGCTACAGATTGATTGTAGCCGCTAACCTAAAACAGTTATAGGCAGAGGTCAAGGCACTTCTGCTTTTTGCGGAGGTGCTTTTTATTTGGCTTCAAAGCAGTTAATCAATGCAGTAAATGGATATGAAAATTACATACAGAGAAAAGGCGTTGATGAACAGGTAATAGATGCCCTTTTGAAAGCGTGCAATGTGGCAATTCGGACGGAAAAAGATGTTGACTACGGATTGACTATAACCGAAAGAACAAAGGCTTTAATCAACGAATTTACGCAGAAAAATGCGGGTGGTAGCATATGGGAACTTGAACGATATGCGCAGAATCACGACATTAAAGGCGGATACAAACTTGTGGATCAGTTCTATGAAGTCTTGCGGTTAGAAAGCTTTTATCGTTTCGAGAGCTTCATCTACTTTATGGAGCGCAAAAGAAATTGGAGCAAACGGTTTTATTATCCGCGCCGCAAGACGCTGAATATAGTCGCCAACGATCTTGAAGATTTGGAAAACCGAAAGATTAAATTTTACGGATTGTCAATGCCATCGCGTGTCGGTAAATCGACTATCTGTATTTTCTTTCTTGCGTGGGTGGCTTTGCGCAGACCAAACAGCCATAGTGCTATGGGTGGTCACTCTGGTATTTTGGCAAAAGGATTTTACAAGGAACTGATGAATCTTTTTACCACGGAAGAATATACCTTTGCGGAACTTTTTGCTTATTGGCATCCGGAATACGCAAACGCATCAATTCCGACAGACAAGAGCGCGGACGAATTTACGATCACGCTTGGAGATCCGGACAGATTTGCAACCGTAACGTGCCGTGGTATTGATGGAACATGGACAGGAGCGGTCGATGTTTCAAAAGACGGATATTTGTATGTCGATGACTTGGTTCGCGATCGTGAGCATTCATTAAGCCCTACTCGAATGGAAAACACATACCAAGAGTACCTAAACAAGATGGTTGACCGTAAAAATGACGGTGCAAGAGAATTGATGGTTGGTACTCTTTGGAATGTTTTAGATCCATTAGAGCGCATGAGAAAGCAATATGAGCATGATCCGCAATACCGGTTCCGTAAGATTCCGGCACTTAATGAAAATGACGAAAGCAATTTCGCATATGAAATCAACGGATTTTCCACGGAATACTACAGAGATATGAGAGATAAGCTTGACAATGCCGAATGGATGGCTAAGTTTATGCAGCAACCATATGTCCGCGAAGGATTGCTTTATACAGATTTAAGATTATTTAATGGAATCCTACCGGATGGAGATTTCCGGCGCATCGGAGTTGTGGATGTCGCCTGGGGCGGCGGCGATAGCTTGTCAATGCCGATAGGGGCAGAATATGAAAACGGAGATGTTTATATTTACGATTGGGTATTCAACAAAGGCACGAAAGAGGTAACAATCCCTCTTGTTGTTGGACGAATTATCGGGAATGAGATTCGGCAGACAAGATTTGAGGGAAATACCGGAGGAGATCTGTATTGCCAATATGTAGATGAAAAGTTGCAGGAACAGGACTATAAATGCTCATGCACAAGTAGAAAAGCACCAAATAAGGTTGAAAAGTTATCGAAGATCATAGCATATTCCGGGGATGTTAAGAGAAAATTCATATTTCTTGATACGCACCGACCGACGCAGGAACAAATGAAGAAAGATTCAGATCTTGGAGTAACAAGATATTACAGAAATGACGAATATCAAGCGGCGATGGATGAACTTTCTATGTTTGTAAGTATTGGCGGTAATGAACACGACGATGCCGCAGACGGTTTAACCCAGCTTGAAATGTTTATAGAGAACCCAAACAATACCGCAAAGGTAGAAGCGGCAGTAAACCCATTTAGGAGGTATTAGGATATGACAACAGACAAATATCTTTCACAAATAAATAGATGTGATCATGTTATCAAAAACAAAATGTCTGAAATTCAAAAACTTTCCAATATGGCAACTTCCATTTCCGTATCTCCCAAAGAGGTTGATGTGCAGTCTTCCGGCGATCCGGACAAAATGGGAAGTGCTGTTGCTAAAATTGCAGACCTGCAGAACGAGATAAAAGAACTTGTGTGCGAATTCGTGGATAAACGCCGGGTTATTATCGGGCAGATTGACAGTATGGAAAATACAGATGTGTATATTGTCCTGTATGCGCACTATGTTGATAATAAGGACTGGAATTTAATTTCTGTAGAAATGGGATATTCCTACAGAAATATCATGAACCTCCGAAAGAAGGCTATTCGGGAGTTTGAGAAGAAATTCGGCGGGATTTATCTTGGAAAGAGTGCATAAAAGTGCACAATAGTTCACACTCTTTCACAACATTTCCTAAAACTTGCATGGTATACTAAAAGAGTAGAAAAACAAAATCCTACAACCCCAAAAGCATATAACCCGTAAAAGACACTGTCAGAAATGGCGGTGTTTTTTATTTACAAGAAAGAGACTTATATGGAAAAAGTAACTATATATTGCCCGGATTGTGGAAGAATTGCCGGACATTATGATGGGAGATCTACGATAGATCATCCGTGTAAATGTAAAAAATGCAATCATATTGTGATTTATCGCGTGGAAACAGGCAAAATTGAAACAAAGCCGATACCAAAACGCGCTTGCAGTAGTGGAGTTTTATTTATATGAAGAACACACAGTATTTTCACGACCTTGTAAAAGGCAGATATGGAAGAAAAATTGCATATGCTAACGTAGAACAGATTACGGCAGACAATATCAGAAATGTTGTCGGAAACTGCATTGGTGCATTTTATTTCAACAAGACAGTCATTCGGTATCTGTGGAACTACTATAAGGGCGATCAGCCTGTATTGTACCGAACAAAGGTACAGAATGCGGATATAACCAATAAGGTGCCTGAAAACCATGCCTATGAGATTGTTCAATTCAAGGTTGGTCAGACTTACGGTGAGCCAATTCAGCTTATCAGCAGGAAAGATGATGACCGGATAAATAATGCGGTTGATGAATTTAACGATTATCTGGCCGATGCTAATAAGCAGGAAAAGGACATTAAGGCAGGGGAGTGGCAATCAGCAACCGGAACGTCATTTAAGGCGGTGCAGATTACAAAAAATGGAGATATACCATTCAGAATCGTTGCACCAACACCAATGAATACGTTTGTTATCTACAGCCGTTCCACAGAAGAACCACTTTTAGCAATCCAAGAGCTTAAGGATGCCGATGGACAGATGTATAAACTCTGCTATACGGACTCTTACGAATGCAAGATTGTGAACGGAGAGGTTCGAAATTGGAAACTGCATGGCTTTGGCGGAATCCCGATTGTTGAGTTTCCGAACAACCATGAGCGCATTTCTGATATTGAGCTTGTGATCGGACTATTGGATGCAATCAATACAATGCAGTCAAACCGAATGGATGGTGTTGAGCAGTTTGTTCAGTTTTGGATAAAGTTTGTAAATTGCGACATTGACCCGGAAACCTTTGAAAAAATGAAGATTTCCCATGCGCTGACGGTAAAATCCAACAATGAGCAGAATAAATCAGATGTTGACATTATGACACAAGAGTTGAATCAGACAGAGTGCCAGGTTGCAAAGGATGATTTATGGGATAATGCACAGTCCATTCTTGCCATACCGAATAAGAACAACAATAATTCCGGTGGAGATACACAGGGGGCGGTTGAGCTTAGAAACGGATGGGACTTCTCAAAGTCAAGAGCCAAACTGAAAGACCCAATTGTAAAGTCGGCTGAAAAAAGACTTGCGAAAGTTGTTTTGAATGTGATTCGTATACAGGATCACGATTTGGGATTGAGTTTGCGGGACTTTGATGTTCAGATTAACCATAGCCCGCAAGACAATATGTACACCAAGTCGCAGACATTATATCAGCTTTTACAAGCTGGTATTCATCCGCTTGTGGCAATTAAATCTGTCGGGCTTTGGGGAGATGCAGAAAAGACATTCCTGTTGTCAAAGCCATACTTGGATAATCTGTGGAAAACCATTGATGATGTAGAAGCACAGGAACAAAAAGCACAAGAGTTGATAAATAAAATGAATACAGATGGCACACAGAGCCAGACAAACAAAGATAAGACAGTCACCGAGTAATCGGCGGCTGTTTTTATTTTATAAAAATTCGCAAAGTTGTGAGCGTAAAAATCAACAATGTCGTTCGGTGTCGTTGCACCGTATAAAAATTCGTATGACATATCGGAGGTAATGAATGAAGAGAGAAGATCTGATTGCTATGGGATTAAGCGAGGAAAACGCAGACAAGATCATGGCAGATTACGGAAGTTCCGTACAGAGAGCCAAAGCAAAGGTTGACGAGTACAAGACAAAGGCTGACAAAGCTGAAGAGTTGCAGAAGCAGCTCGATGATATCGAACAGGGAAAGCTCACGGAAGTCGAGCAGGCAAATAAGAACCTCGAAAAAGCCAATGCGAGAATCGCGGAACTTGAAAAAGCGCAGGCAATAGCCACGCAGAGAGCCAATGCCGCATCTAAATTTAATGTTACCGCAGAGCAGGCAGCACAAATCGTAAAAGACGATGGCAGTTTTGATTATGACGTTCTTGGAAAGATTATCTCTGAAAAAGAGACCGCCGCAGCGCAAGCCAAGGAACAGGAGATTGCAAATGGCAGTACGAATCCGGGCGGTGGCACGGCTGGCGGTAATAAAGACAACGAAAAGACAGCGGATGTCGAGAATGCTGAAAAGATTACTTTTGGAAGCAATTCGGCTACTGCAGAAGAAAAAAATCATTATGTAATTTAGGAGGTAAAAATCATGGGTAAGCCTATTGAAAGAGATTTTACTCAAGAACTTGGTATTTTAAAACATTTCCCTTATTTGGGAGCCGCTTGTATTGTTCCGCAGACAATGGTAACAAGCGCAGACGCAAACGGAAGAAAGATCGTAAAAGGTGGAACACCATTTCCATCCAACGATGAAAGCTGTGTCGGATATCTGCTTAATGATGTTGACGTAACGATGGGGGATGCACCGGGAACTTACGTTTACGCGGGCGATATCGACAATGCGAAACTTACAAAGAACGGAGTAACTGTTGAGGAAACGGCAAAAGCCAAAACCCCAAGAGTTACTTTTTTTGATTAAAGAAAGAGGTGTAAATTATGGCATTACCATTAGCAGAAGCATTTACCGCAAGAAGTCTCGGTGTAATGTGGAATAACTATGAAAAGACTTTAGGTTCTCAACCTTATCTCGGCAGACAGAAATTTGGTACAAGAAAGCAGGAGAGCCTTGACCTTAGATTTATTAAGGGAAAGAGCGGTCTTCCGGTTTCACTGAAAGCATCTAACTTTGATGCACAGGCAGAGTTGAGAGATGTTGGCGGTTTCTCTGATATCCAAAACGAGATGCCTTTCTATCGTGAGTCCTACATGGTAACAGAGAGAGAGGAGCAGGAATACGACAATTACAGAAATGCAGAGAACACTTCTCTTGCAAATGATGTACTTCGTGAGATCAGCAAAAAGCCTATGATGCTGATCGAGGGCGCGAGAGTCGTACCAGAGAGACAGATTTGGAGCTTGCTTGCACCGGCTGACGGTGTACCGAAGATTGATGTAAATATCGGAAAGAAGAAGTACACAGTCGAGTACACCTCAGATGCTGGCGAAGCACACAAGAAAGATCACTTTGTTGAGATTTCAGGTGAAGCCGATAAGTGGAACGTTCCGGCAACGGCAACACCGCTTGATGATCTTATCGAGACAAGACGTAACTTTGCTAAGAAAACCGGATATTCTCTTACAAGATTCAGTATGAACACAGAGACATGGGAAATGGTATTAAAGGCAGAGGATACAAAGAAACAGGTTCTCGGTATTACTGCATACACAGGCGGTATTCGTTTACAGCAGTCGCAGGTAACTGAATATCTGCGCGGCTACGGAATTGAGATCGAGGTATACGATAAGTTATACGTTGATCCGGCTGACGGTCAGACAAAATACTTTATTCCAACAGGAATTGTATCTTGTCAGTGTGCCGGAGTTTATCTTGGTGACTATGTATTTGGAAAGACACCGGAAGAAAGAAGCGGAAGTCTTACAGACGGAAACCTTTCTATCGTAGAAACCGGTATTTCTGTTTACACATATGCTACAAACCATCCAATCAATACTCACTGCGTAGTATCCATGATCGGACTTCCAACATTTGAGGGAATGGACAGCGTTGTTGTAATGAAAGTTATGTAGGAGGTGATCCAGCGTGGTAGCAACACACACAATTAAATGTGGTGGAAAATGGTACAAGGCAGGAGAAAAAATGCCGGAGAGTAATTCTCCGGTATCTTCCGTTGGGTATACAAAGACCGAAATCAACAGAATGAGTACCGCAGACTTGCAAAAACTTGCCACGGAGCAGGGGATTGAAAACGCACAAGCGACAAGCGGTGCGGAACTGAAAGAAATTATGATTGCAAAGTTTAAATTGTAGGAGATCGCTTATGTCATACACGCTTGTCGAACAAGTAAAAATTCGTTTAAAACAATTTCATATAGAAGAGGTAGAGGACGAAACGACCGGAGAAAAGTCCGATAAAGTTGTGTTTGATGAAAAAGAATGTAACCCTTTGATTGAACAGCTTTTAGAGCAGGCAAGGAAAGAGATTATCAGCAGACGGAACTATCCGGACACATACACGCAAGACCAGATTGACAGTGATGTTAAGAACTATGAAAACATTATGGTCAATTTGGCAGTGTACGACCGGTCGCAGGCAGGAGAAGCATACATGGCAAGTTTCTCCGAAAACGGTGTGAGCCGTACATGGAAAGACCGTGAAAGCCTTTTTGTTGGAGTGTTTCCGTTTGTAAAAGCAATGTGATTAAAGAAGATTGAGCGTGACCATTATGGTTGCAGGCGGCGCACATTAAGCGGTGGTGGGCAGTGTGCCAAAAGGAGATTCAAATGAAAAGTATTTTGATTCAAACTTATCTTGTGGCACTTCCGATAGTGCTTGGATATATAGTTTGGCTTCTTAAACAGCAAAAGAAAAGCAGGGATGCGAACAGTAAAGGAACAATGCTTCTTTTGCGCGTCCAACTTATTGAATACCATGCAAAGTACACCAGAATAGGAGAAATACCGTCATATGCCTATCAGAACTTCTGTGAGATGTATGATGCGTATCATGCGTTAGGTGGAAACGGAATGGTCACGAAAATGAAACATGAGATTGAAGAGATTCATATAGGGAAAGGAGATAAAAGCCATGAGGAATTGGAAGGATTGGACTAAGAAAGCCGGAATCCGAGCAATCAAGACTGTTGCACAGGCGGCTATTGCAGGAATTGGAACGGCGGCATTTATGGGTGCTGTGGATTGGAAATATGTTCTTTCTGCATCAGTCCTTGCCGGGGTGTTATCGCTTCTGACAAGTGTTGCCGGAATCCCGGAGGAAAACACCAATGCTTGACATTAACAAGCAGGAAATGAAATATTCGCAATCCGGTCAGAGGGTATTCATCCCACAAACTGACGAAAATGGAGATATTGTCTATGAAGGGTACAAGGATTCCGATGGGAACTTTGTACCTTATTTAGATTCCGAAGGCAACAAGATTCCAAAAGGCGAGGAAGTTGAAGGGTTTTCAGAACCTACGACATTCAAAGCCAATATCAGCAATAAGTTGTCAGAAGCCCTTGTGAAAGAATTTGGAATTGATGATAGCACATCATACTGTCAGCTTGTCACGGATAAAGGATATTTGCCACTGAAAGCCGGCGATGTGGTGTGGAAACGTTCGGAAGTCAAACGCACTGATGATGGACTTGTGGATTCAGAAACCGCAGACTACATCGTAAAAGGCGTTGCGGATGAAGGACTGACCACGGATTTGTTTTTGCTTCGGAAAAATATTAAGTAGGTGATTGCGTGGCAAAGAAAACTATTTCAATGACATTATCCTCTAAATCCATACAAGACGCCATAAAGGAGTTAGAAAAGTACCGCAATAGTTTACAGGCTAAATGCGATTTACTTGTTTCTAGGCTTGCACAGATAGGTCAGACGGTGGCAATACAACACATATCGGAATCACCATTAGGAAACACGATAACGGTAAGGGTAGATAAAGCACCGCAGTTAATGACCTCGAACGCGATTCTCATTGCGACCGGAAAAACGGTAACGGCAGAAGATAGAGAACCATTCTATACTTTGTTGGCGGTAGAGTTTGGAGCCGGTATTTTTTATAATTCCGCAGAGAACCCCAAAGCACCGGAACTTGGATTCGGTGTCGGCACGTATCCTGGGCAAATACACGCTTTTGAAGATGGTTGGTACTATTGGGATGATAAGACCGAAACATGGCGTTATACCCACGGTATCAAAGCCACAATGCCTATGTATAATGCGGAACAACAGATTATTCAACAGTATGTAAAGATTGCAAGGGAGGTATTCGGTGGAAAATGAGTTAAATAGTTGGGCACTTGATTTTGAAGATACCTTATGTTCCCTTTTGAAATCATACATGGAAAGCAAGGTGAAAGGAATTAAAGTGACGCAAGATGAAGAATCGGGTGGCACCGCAACATTCCCGACGCTTTTAGTCAGACAAATCGGGGGCACAGAAGCCGGACGAACCAATGAAGCAAAGACAATCAATGCAATTCGCCCAACATTTCAAATCACAATTACAAACAAAGGTTCAAGAAAAGCAACTAAGGACATCGCAGCATATGCGGTGTCTTTTTTTAAGCAACAAATGTTTGAGGTATCAAATGTAATCCCAACAATTTCCAAGCAAGTGCGAACGGTTACATTCCGCGCAACTCGCGTAATTGGAAACATTGAGCATTTAGATCAGCTATAAGCAGAAAGGAAGTAGAAAATATGGCATCAACAAGTTATAGAACGCGTGTCATTGTAAAAGAGCACACGGAAAAACAGGCTGACTTTGCAGGAACATATAATCTTTTGGTTGCGGCTAAGTCAGTTCCAAGTCCTGCATCACCGCCAAACACGGTTGAGTCAACCACAATGGAGGATGATCAGCAGACCTTTGAAAAAGGAATTAAGACTTCTGATTCAAGAGAAATCACAGGAAACCTTGAAAAAGAATATCTTTCAAAGGTGGATGGATATGGAGATAAAAAACTTGATATTATCCATCTGTACGGAACGGACGGTATTGGCGGTGTAGCGAAGTACGCATATGTAGGAACCGCAACGGCTACACCAAACGATGTAGGTGGAAACGATGAAATCCTTGAAATGACGGTAACAGTTATTCCAAGTACAGCATCAGAGCTTGTTACAGATAAGCTGAAAGTCGTTGATAACAACGATGGAACATTCACTGTAACAGTGGTGGGGTAAAAAGCCTATCGGACGAGCAATCGACCGCACCGGTAGGCGAGGATGAACGGTCGATCGCAGAACTTGAAGCAATAAGATAAGCAACAATGGGGCGGTGGCAACACTGCCCCTTGCCAATTAGGGCAGAAAGGCAAGGTAAAACATGAAAGTTAAATTAGGCGGAAAAGAATATACAATTCAGTTTGCAACAAGACCATCGTTAAAATCACATATCTTACAGGATATTATGAAGACACAGGACATGGAAGATATTTCTTCTATGGAAGATATTCTTCTTGAAACACTTCCTAAGACACTTCTTGTGGGATTGCAGATGCATCACAATGAAGAATTTGGATATGATTACAAAACAAACGAAGGCTACGATGAGCAGCTTGAGAAGGTGTCCGACATTCTCTATGATGCGATTGATACAAACGAGATTAACTGCATGGATTTATTTGCTGATATGCAGAAGGAAATGATGACAAACGGTTTTTTAGCGCAGATGATGGAGTCGTTGGAGAGAGCACAGAAGCAGGAGAAGGAGAAGAAAAAGACCCCATCCAAAGCGAAAGCCAAGAATTAACATGGGAATATTACGTTGCGGAAATCCGTCCGTTTTACCTTATGGCAACGAAAGGCTACGGATTTTCCGTTGATGATATAGATATGATGAATCCAGAGTTGCTTAAGCCTTATGTGGATGCATATAAGGCAGAATGGAAGCAACGCGACATGGAAATGTATATGTGGTTTGGCAGATATGCAACATCAGCACTTGTGACAGCAATAGATGCTACATTCGGTAAGGGTAATAGTAAGTACGTGAAAGAAACTTGCTATGATTCCATCGAAAAGCATAATACGGACGATCCCGATGCGGAGATACGAGAAATGCTTAAGGCAGAAGAAGCATGGGCGGCTGAATCAAGGAAATCACATTTACCAAAGCCAAAGATAGTTTAAGAAAAGAGGTATTGCTATGGCAGTAATTATCGGAAGTGCTAGGCACGATGAACACGGGAACTGCTATTCTGGTGGAAAGGCCGGAGATCAGACCGGACAGGAAGTGTCTACACAGAAGTTTTACAACCATTCTAAGGGATGGAATGTGTTAAGAGCAAAAGATAACAAGGTTGCGGAGAAGTTAGCTGAAGCTATGAAGATTGCGTGTGACAATAACAATATCGGCTACGATCAATCGGAACGCTACGGAGTCATTAAGCATGGAATTAACACAAAGGTTAAGACGGAATGCGATTGTTCTTCTCTTGTACGCGCTTGTATTATCTATGCATCTGGCAAGGATGTGGGGGATTTCAATACATCAAATGAACGTTCAGTGATTCTGAAATCCGGCTTATTTAAAGACGTAGGCTCTTATAAACAGGGAGACACACTTTACAACGGAGATATTCTTGTGACACGCACAAAAGGACATACAGTGATTGTTGTAGGTGGTGCAAAGAAAAGCAAAGGAAAGTATTATCCGAAATATACCGGAAATTCCGGTTCAATCGCAGAAGCATTAAAAGCGGTTGGGGAAGATGATGTATCGAAAGAACATCGCGCGGAAATCGCAAAAAAGAACGGATTTTCCAATTTTAAGTTTACATCAGAGGAAAATTCAAAAATGCTGTCTCTTCTGAAAAAGGGAAAACTGAAAAAGTAATTCAAGGGCGGTAGGGGTCAAATCCTACCGCCTTTTTCTAAAACTAAATAAAGGAGGTGTAACTGTTGGAATTAGAAACCTTAGAAATAAAAATCCAAGCGCAGGCAAGACAGGCAAGCGGTCAGATAGATGCGCTTGTGACAAGGCTTGGAAGATTATCTTCCGCACTTTCAGGGCTTAACACCGGAAATCTGAATAGCCTTTCCACAGGAGTAAACCGACTTGCAGGGGCAATGACGGCAATGCGTGGAATTGATACACGGACTTTTTCTGCGGTTGCAAGAAATATAAGCAAATTAGGCTCTATCAACAGCAGACAGATTAATGCTGCGGCTGGTTCTATGCGTCAGATTTCCAATGCATTAAAAGGGATTTCTGGAATGTCAGCATCTGTTAAGGGTCTGACCGAACTTGCATCTGCAATCAAACAGCTTGGCTACCAGAGTTCCACCAAGGCGATTGAAAATATTCCGAAACTTGCAGTTGCTATGCGACAGCTTATGTCCGAACTGTCGAAAGCCCCTAGAGTAAGCCAGAATATTATTGACATGACAAACGCACTTGCAAGGTTAGCAAGAACAGGTGGAGCGGCAGGAACAGCGGCAAAGAGTATAACAAGCTCATTTAGTGGATTTAGTTCAAGTGCATCCATGGTAACAAAGAAGTCATTTTCCCTTGCGTCAGCAATCGGAAAAGTGTATGCAACTTACTGGACTTTGTTCCGAGGATTTAGGCTACTTGGAGATGCTATTGACATATCATCCTCACTGACAGAGGTTGAGAACGTTGTAAGGCAGACATTCGGGCAGTATGAAAGCCTAATTAACAATTTCGCAAAAACATCAATTGAAAAATTTGGTATGTCCGAATTGTCTGCGAAACAGTTCGCAAGCCGTTTCCAAGCCATGGGAACAGCCCTTGATATTCCGCAAGGGCAGATGGCAAAAATGTCTATCCGGTTGACAGAATTAGCCGGAGATATGGCATCATTCTACGATGTGAGCCAAGAAGATATTGCCAAGAGTTTGCAATCTGTATTTTCCGGTACTACGGCACCTATGCGGCGTTATGGTATCGACTTGACACAGGCAACATTAAAGGAATGGGCATTAAAGCAAGGACTTGATGCGAACATTTCCTCAATGACGCAGGCTCAAAAAGCCATGTTGCGTTATCAGTATGTGCTTGCGCATACAACCAATATTACCGGAGACTTTGCCAGAACAGCCGATAAACGAAACTTTTGTTTCATGTGTCGCGCGGCATAGCAATATGTCGATGAAAAATCGGGTAAAATCGGTGAAGGCTAAGTTGACTTAGCACGAACATTTTTGTATAATATGTTTGAGGTGATTTAATGCGAACATATTATATCTACAAAGCAACAAATAAAATAAACGGAAAATCTTATGTCGGTCAAACTTGTGATTTTCATAGCAGAGTGTGGCAACATCAAAGGTGCTACGAAAAAGAAGATTGCGACTTTCATAGAGCAATTAAAGAATTCGGGTTTGACAACTTCTCATGGGAAATCATCGAAACGTGTGAAAGCGAAGATGGAGCCTGTGAGTTGGAAAAGTATTACATTGAAAAATTTAACACCTATCGAGATGGCTATAATATGACCAAAGGTGGGAAAGGCGCGCCGTATCATAACGCCAGGGCAGTTGTTTTGCTGACGCTTGACGGACGGTACATTAAGCGTTATGATAGTGCAATGGATGCAGAAATTGACGGATTTAATAATACGGATGTTCTGCTTAATTGTAAAGGAAAAAGGCGGCAGACAAAGGGCTATATGTTCATGTTTGAGGATGAGTATGAATCAAACGGAGCGAAAACCTATAGAAAGCCGGAACCTAACGGAATGAGAAGCATTATTCAATGTGATATGGAAGGAAATTTTATACAGAAATTTAAAAGTTTGCAGGAGGCGGCTAGGATTACCGGAGCAAATAGAACAACTATTTCCGGTGTGCTTTCAAATACCTATAAGTCGGCAAATGGATATATTTTTGTATACGAAGAAGATTTTCCAATAAAAGATTTGAGCATCTATAAAAAGCGCAAAAAAGGAAGAAAAATTGCGCAAGTGGATGCGAAAACCAGAGAGATTATAAGAGTGTTCGATAGAATATCCGAAGCAGGGGAATCTCTTGGAGTTAATTACAAAGCAATACATAATGTAATTGACCAAGAGGGGCGAACTGCTTATGGTTATAAGTGGATAAGTCAATAAGCTAATACCGAGATAAGGCTATAAAATAAAAGTTATAGCACATTGTAGAGCGTAGGGATTGAACCTATGCTCTTTTCTTATGGAAAGAGTGTAGAATATAATATCCCCAAGAGTATCCGACAGCCACAATGCTGTGGTTGAAAATGTACGCCGAACTTATGGGAAACCATAAGAAGTAGAGGATAAAAAGCCTTTACGATAACATATTGACATGGCATAACCAGATAACCATGCTTAGAGAGAACTTCAAAGCACTTGGAGCGGTTGTTGGTAGTGGTTTAATCAATGCATTTAAGCCATTTATCAAGGTACTTAATTCAGTTCTGCAAAAGGTTATTGCTTTTGCAGAGATGGTAACAAATGCTTTAGGTTCTATCTTCGGATGGAAGTATGAAGCAAGCAAAGGGGCAGGAATCAGCGGTCTTGCTGATGATATTGGAAGCGCATCTGACGGCATGGACGATTTAAGTAATGCCGCAGGAAGCGCAGGGAAAAACACAGGTGGTATCGCAAAAAATGCCAAGAAAGCAAAAAAGGAAATCCAACAGGCAACTCGTGCATTTGATGAATTAAAGGTTATTTCAAAGCAGAGTAAAGATAACACTTCCGGTTCTGGAAGCGGTGGAAGTGGTGGCGGTTCTGGTTCTGGCGGTTCTGGTGGTGGAGATACCGGAAAACTGGTTCAGACCGACACCATTTTTAAGAAATTCAAAAGCAACATCAAAGACCTTGAAGGACTTGGAAAAGAGATTTCTGGTGCTCTTATCAATGCAATGCGAGGCGTCAAGTGGGATGAGGTATACGCCAAAGCGTCCGGCTTTGGTAGTGGACTTGCAAAATTCCTTAATGGACTATTTGAGGGTCAGAAAGGTACAACGCTTTTCGGAGAAACCGGAAGGCTGATAGCTAATTCATTAAATACAGTGCTTCATGGATTGGATTCGTTTGGCACGACATTTAATTGGAAACAATTTGGAAATTCAATCGCAGACGGAATAAACAAGTTTTTCCAAAACTTTGACTTTGCATTATTGGCTAAAACGCTTAATTCGTGGGCGCAGGGCGCGTTTGATACAGTTACGACAGCATTAAGTAAAATTTCTTGGAAGGATATTTGGAACGGAGCAAAGGAGTTTTTAAGCAACTTAGATGCAGAGACGGTTGCAATTATCATCGGTGCAGTAACAATCAAGAAAATCGGAAAAGTTATATTTGGTGCAGGTATTTTAAGCAAGCTCGGATTGTTAATTAAGGGCGGAATAGTCAGTGCAATCGTTTCTGCACTTGGAGCAGAAAAAGGAACTTCAATAGGAGCGGCACTTTTTGGCGCAATTAAGCGCGGAATCTCCGGATTTGTTACCAAAATAGGACTTGTTATTGAAGGACTATTTAGCGGAATGAATTTTAGTGAAGCTCTTGCGAGTGTATTTGGTGGTTCTGCTTCTACTATATCGTCAGTTGCATCAGCTATCGGAGGAATAGTTTCCGTTGTAACAGGAGCGTTTACGGCAATATATAATTTTGTGCAAATGCTTAAAAATGGATTTAGCTGGTTAAACGAAGCGTTGATGGTTGTTGGAGTTGCAATAACAACAATCGGTGTAATAATTTTAGCACCAATAGAGGGCATTGGAATTGCGATAGCTGCTCTTGTAGGGGCAATCGTTGCGTCTGTTGCTACAATAACTGTTTTGGTCAAGGAACATTGGGAAGAAATCAAAGGAATATTTTCAAAGGTTGGAGAGTGGTTTAATACTAATGTGATTAAGCCAATAAGCGGATTTTTTGAGGGATTATGGAAATCCGTTTCCGGTTTTTTCTCTTCTTTATGGAAAGATATATCCGGTGTATGGAAAACAGTTTCTGGATGGTTCAATACTAATGTTATAACTCCTATTGTTTCATTTTTCCAAGGATTTTCGAAAAGAGTCGGTCAAATCTTTCAAGGATTGTGGATTATTGTCAAGGCTGTATGGATTGTTGTTTCTGATTGGTTTAAATCAAAGGTAATAGAGCCAATAAAGAAGAATTTTGAATTATTGAAATCGGCAGTATCAACCGCATTTAAGGTTCTATGGACAACTGTGAAATCGGTATGGACGGTGGTTTCCGGTTGGTTTAAGGAGCATGTTACAACACCTATTAAGAATGCTTTTAGTTCAGCAAAAGAATCTATTCAGAAAGCATTTAGCTCGGCAAAGACAGCGATAACCGGTGTGTGGAATAGTGTTTCTAGTTGGTTTAAAGAACATGTAACCACCCCGATAAAAAATGCTTTCTCGAAGATGAAAGAAAGTGTAGCTGGAATATTCGGCAATTTATGGAAGAGCGTAAAAAGTGGTGTTTCCGGGGCGATGAACAGTGTAATTGCAAGAATTGAAAGCGCAATAAACTCACTGATACGCGGAGTAAATAAAGTGCTAAGCGGATTTAATAACGTTGTGTCGGTTGCTGCTAAAGTAGCAGGAGTTGATTGGAGCGGCGTTGATCTTGTTAAGGAAGTGAAACTTCCTAGAGTAAAGGCATATGCAACAGGCGGATTCATGGACAAATACAGTATCGCAAAAGTTGGAGAAAACGGCATACCGGAGATTATGGGAACGGTAGGAGGAAAACCAGCCGTTGCCGGAGGACAGGAGATTACCGGAATCAAAGATGCTATCAATTCAACATCTGCGCAAGAGGTTTCCTTACTACGACAACAAAATCAGTTATTACAAGCTATTTTACAGAAAAATTTCGGAATTACTACAAACGACATAGGAAAAGCCGCAAGGGATTATGGTAGAGAACATTACAATCGAACCGGAGACAATGTATATGTTTTTTAGTGACTTCTATAATTGAACGTGATATAATTCTAAATAAATCATATCACAAGAAAGGAGTCATTATGAGAAACACAAAAAAATTATTAGTAGCGATTGGGTTGGCATTTGCCGTTTTGGTTTCGTCTATGCCAATCCAAAATGCAGATGGGAAACAGATTGTTGCGCAGGCGGCAACTATCAAATTAAGCAGAAAGACTATTAATCTGAAGGTTGGAGAAACGGCAAATCTAAAGGTTAGCGGGACAAAGAAAAAGGTCAAGTGGAGTAGTGGAAATAAGTATGTTGTTTCCGTAACTAAGAAAGGCAAAGTTTTAGCGGTTGGAGAAGGAACGGCATATGTAAAGGCGAAAATAGGAAAGAAAAGTCTTTCATGTAAAGTTACCGTTGCTTCTTCTTTTAATGCAAGCCAAGCAAAGAAAAATATTTCCATAGAATACCAAGACACAGGATGCGGCGTTGTTGTTATATTAAAGAATAATAACAAAATGACTGTTAATTTGGACGCAAAACTTGTATACTACAAAAACGGTAAAATGCTGGATAGCAAGAGCGACAGCAATTGTGCGTTTGAATCTGGAAGAGAATGTGCTTTGTATTTCAGCGCCCCTACAGATTCAGATTATAATGATGTTGCATATGATGACTATAAAATGTCCATAAGCGTTGATGAAGCAACAAACACAGTGTGCGATGCTAAAGGGATAGAGATTAAATCAAATATTGGGGCTGATAATGTTACTGTTGACGCAATCAACAAATCCGGAAAAGATTTTTCTTTTGTTATAGTTTCGTGTGTAATGTATGATGCGTTTGGAAATGCAATAGGATATGATTATAATTATGCAGAATGCAAAAACAAAGAAGACACCGATTATTTCTCGTTTGATTTTCCGTTCGATTCAAATTATGACACTATTTACCCGAGTAGTTATAAAATATATGTAAATTCTGCTTATACATATACTTGGTTGCAGTAAAGATTAAAAAATGAATGACACTTAAGCCGTGGAAACACGGCTTATTTTAATTCCAAAATCGGATTGACACAAAATCAAAAATAGTCTATCCTTATTACTAAGGAAACAACCTTATCCGTGAAGATGCGGATTACTTACTCGAACGCCATACTGTACGAAAGAGGAAACCAATGTGATTTCACAACCGGTTTCCTCTTTTTTATTCAGATAAAAATGTATGGAGGTAGACACGAATGAAAAAATCACAACTTATGCTTAAGATTCAAAACAGCATTGAGGTATTTGAGAATCCAATATTCGGACAGATTAGAATGACCATGGTCGATGATGAACCGATGTTTTGCCTTATTGATGTTTGCAGGGCATTGGAAATTAAAAATGCTACAGACGTAGCAAAAAGGCTTGATGAAGATGAACTGACTAGATTAAATCTAGGCGGTCGTGCAGGAGAATCAAATTTCATTACAGAGAGCGGCTTATATGCGGTTATCGTTCGTAGCGATAAACCGAACGCAAAGAAGTTTCGAAAGTGGGTTACATCCGAGGTTCTTCCTACAATCCGTAAAACAGGTGGGTATGTCAATAATGATGAATTATTTATTTCCACTTACCTGCCATATGCAGATGAAAACACTAAGCTGATATTTTCACAGACATTAAAAACTGTTAGAGAGCAGAATGAGACCATTAAAAGGCAGAAGAAAGAAATCATCCATAAGGAAGATGTTATTATCGGACTCGTTGATGATATCGACCTGGCAACCAAGAGACAGCGGATAACACAGATTGTTCGTTTCGGTGCCGATGGAAAGTATCAAGAACGCTATTCGTTGCTTTATGGAGAATTTGAAAGGAAATATCACTGCAACCTTAAATCAAGGATGGAAGGGTGTGCACTCAAGCCAAAAGTAAGAAACAAGATGGATTATATCGACAGGGAAATGGGAATGATTCCGCAGTTGTACGAAATCGCTTGCAAACTTTTTGAAAACGATGTAGAAAAGCTGAAATCTGAATGGGAATCAGTAGTAGCTTAAAATTTAATCAAATGGATAGCATCTACCAAACGGTAGGTGCTATTTTTATACCCATTTTTAGGAGGTAAACGATGGGATATGGCGGATATTTAGTAAAGTTTGGCAATTATACCATACCAAACAATTTAATAAAGCAGGACACGTTTAGTTCCTATGTAAACATGCAGGATAAAGACCCTTGGACGGATGAAAACGGATATGAGCATCGTGATGCCGTGGAACTGAAAGCTTTAAAGGTTGAGTTTGAAACCAAAGCCATGCTGACCGAAAAGCAGTTTGATGATTTTTGGAAGAACATAGAAAAGAACTATACCAAGGTAAAGGAGCGCGGCGGCTATATCACGGCATACGTGCCGGAGAAACGCGGATATGTGACACAGTACGGATATATTGCTGACATTCAGCCTACGTTCTATTCTGTGGCACATGGGAAGATAAAATATGACCCAATCAAATTTTCGTTTGTAGGTGGTGTATATGATAAATAGCAGTTTGAAAGAAAAGTATTGGGATTCCGCAACAGATAAGCAGATGGTCATATCTGTTGTTGGAACGAACCAGAAAATAGACAATTCGATGCTTGAAATCGGTACGTTTGCGCTTGAAGAAAGTCTTTGTTCGGAATCTGAACTAAAGTTTGGAGCGTGCGAAGCGAATTGCGTAAAATTCACAGCACGAAACACCGCAGGAAACATTATTGGAAAGACAATCTCTATCGAAGAAACGATTGACGGAGATAACCAAAATCCGATGCCATACGGAGTTTTTAAGGTTGCATCCGATGTTCCTACGGCTGACCGGACAAAACGGCAGATTACGGCATATGACGCTATGTATGACATTATCAATACGGATGTAAAGTCTTGGTATGCAGGACTTAGCTTTCCAATGACACTTAGGCAGTTCCGCGATAGCTTTTTTGCGCATCTTGGAATTGAACAGGCGGTAGCAACATTGCCTAACGATTCCATGGCGGTCAATAAGACGATTGTAGCCACACAGACGGACGATTCAAGCGCAGTCACAGAAGAGTCCGCTATCAGTGGAAAAACCGTTGTAACGGCAATCTGTGAGATTAACGGATGTTTTGGAAATATCAACCGAGAGGGCAAGTTTGAGTATGTCTTTTTGAAAGCAATCACAAGCGCACTTTATCCGGCAGAAGATTTGTTTCCGGCAGACAACGTATTTCCGTCTGACGCAAACACAGAGTCCATGACCGGACACTACATCACGTTTGATTATGAGGACTTCCAAAGTAAGGCAATCACACAGCTTGAAATCAAGACAAGCAATGATAATGCCGGTGCTATTGTTGGAACTGCCGGAAACAACTATTCGATTACAGGAAATTTTCTTGTATCAGATAAAACCGGAGCGGAGCTGGAACAGATTGCAAATAACCTGTTGCCGATTATGAAACAGGCGGCATACACACCGATTAAAAGTTGCACTTGTGTCGGCAATCCATGTCTGACACTTGGCGAACCCATCCGGTTCAATACCACAAGAGAAATTGTTGAAACGTACCTATTGCAACGCACTTTAACCGGGGTGCAAAGTAAGAGAGATTCAATCTCGGCACAGGGCACACAGACACACTCTGCAAAGGTTAACTCTATCAGAGACACGATTGAAAGTGTGGAAAGACGTACCGGAAAGTTAGAGAGGAACGCAGACCATCTTCAATCCGCGTATGAGGATTTAGAAGACCAGACAAATACCAAGTTTGAGCAGACCGCGAAAAACATTTCCGCAGAAGTCAATCGTGCACAAAAAGCGGAAGGGCAATTAGACGCATCCCTGGAATTGAAGTTAGGTAGAGATGAAAACGACCAAGTCGTTTCGATGATTAATGCCAGTGCCGACCAAATCGTGTTGCGAGGAAACAGATTGATTGTAGAGTGTAACAATTTCGAGCTGGACGCTCTTGGACGAGCGCATATAGTAGACTCTCTGCTTTTTGACAGTGGCGATGCATATGGGGTAGAGATATTAGGGCATGACGGAAGAAATAATGCGCTATTGCAGAATGTTATGTTGGACTTGTCATCTGTTACTGACGCAAATGGAGATGCCATAGGGGATCATGCGAGTACGGCAGATTATGCAACAACCGCAGGAAGCGCAACAACCGCAGAAAGCGCAGAGAGGGCGAGGGAGTGCGTAAATGCATCAATCGCATATTATTTACAAGGCATTGGAATAAGTGATTATATACATATTTCCGGCAACGGAAATTTAATTCCAAGCTCTAGTTCTGTGTACTGTGGAACTAACCCCAACCCATTTGCCGGAGGGTATTCTTCCGGTGGTTGGAAAACAACGTCTGACCGTAGAAAGAAAAAAGATTTCAGAAAATTGTTAGAGGACGATAGGTTCGAAAGATTTTTCGAGTTGCTACAACCGATGAAATATCGGCTCATAGAAAATGACGATAAAATGCATATTGGATTTGTTGCACAGGATGTTGAACAGGCAATGAAATGTTGTGGCATATCTGAAAATGAGTTTTACGGACTAGAGCATGCAGTATTTTCCGAAAAAGATTTTGAATCTAATGAGGAATGGGAAAAATTTTTAGAGCAAAATGGTGGCGCAAATGATATGTATACGCTGTGCTACCAAGAGTTTATCGCTTTAAATACTGCCATGATACAGAAATTGCAGAACAGGTGTAACGATTTTGAACGCAGACTATCCGCGTTAGAAAGGAAGTGAGCAGATGGCATATCAGAAAATCTATAGCCGTGAGCATTGGGAGAATTTCCCAAGTGAAAAAACCGCAATCAATCGAGATAGGCTGAACAACATAGAGGGTGGCATTGATGCAATCGACGATCGTGTGTGCGCACTCGATACCACAAAAGTTGACTTGACCAAAGCTAACGAACTTGTAAAGGAAATCCTTTGGGATGAATCCAACGGAACGCTGACGGTCGTTAAGATGAACGGTTCCAAGGCGGTCATTGATACCAAACTTGAAAAGTTGGCGGTCAACTTCAAGTACAATCCGCAGACGCAACAGCTGATTATTACACTTGATGATGGCACCACTCAGAAAGTTGATTTGTCTGCGCTGATTACAGAATATGAATTTCTTGATTCCGATACGATCGCTTTTGAACTTACATCTGACGGAAAAGTCAAGGCGATAGTGAAAGAGGGAAGTATCCAAGAAAGGCATCTGCGTCCGGATTATCTTGCAGATATTAAAGTGGAATCTTCCAAGGCTGTAAATTCTGCAACTAATGCAAAAACATCCGAAACCAACGCGGAAAAATCCGCCACAGATGCCAAGGACAGCGCAGACCGAGCGCAGGAAATTGAAAACGAGATTAACAAGAAACTCACAATGACAGAATTTGATGTGAATGAGGATGGGGAGTTGATTTACACGGACAATGCGGCATATAACTTTGTCGTTGATAATGACGGAAATTTAAATTGGGAGGTGGCTTAAATGGCTATAGCAGGAAGAGTGGCGATTGTGCCAAAGGGCGATTGGAGCGCAGATGTTACATATAAGAGATTGGATGCAGTAACTTATAACAATACGCTTTATTTCGCAAAAAAGGAAGCTCCGGCAGGAACAGCAACGAGCAATACGGAATATTGGTCGAAATCTATTGTGGGTGGAGCTGGTGGTGTTGCAACAGCTGATGAAGCCGGTGTGGTAAAGCCGGACGGGAAAAGCATGAGCGTAGACGAGAGCGGAACACTTAGTATTAACTTGGATGGAACCACAATTACATTAGACGAAGCAAAAAACGTCATAAAGTTGGCAGATACATTAAAGGATAAAATCGGAAGCGCACTGCAACCGGAAAGTATCGTAAACAACCAGATCACCACAGTGGAAGGCTTCGCACTTGATGCGCGGCAGGCTAATCCAAATATAGATGGCACGCTGGCGAAACAGTTAAGTGATTTAAACGGCAGTTTAAAAAATGTCGCTACTAAAAATGATATAAGTGCATTAAACCCATCTGCTGGCATTAAACTATACACTAATTTTTCCATCGGCAGATTGGGTATGGGTTGGTATAGATTTGCAGAAATTATTTTTAACTACGAAAATGGTGCTAAAGGTGCAGGTTCAAATTTTATAGAAATTTTAATAAACCAAATATGGAACAGTCAAGTTGGGTGTTTTCACAAAGTAAAAATAGTTCTTGTACATTCTGACAAAGCCAAAATTTCTAGTTCAGGTATTGGAACACTTAATTTAACAAAAGTTAGAGTTGTTAGAAAATCTAATATTTTGTATTTTGATGTATTCAGTAAAGGGTATGATAATGGAACATATACATTGTTGAATATTCCAATGTCCGATATTATTATCTCTGCAAAAGCCTATAGTAATTGCAAAATTGTCCCTGAAACATCTGATGGGGAAGTAATTGTGTGTAGTGTTGATCTTGCAAACAATATGTAAATTTTAATACACAACGTTAACAACCAATCCTCCGCGAATATTTTCAATGGACTGTACGATATTCCAATTATTATCTCGAAAAGTGCTCGTCTTTACGCTGTTGGCAGCAGCACAGTGGACAGCAATAGGTTTAAAAAGTAATGACGAATGTTGTTCTTTTTTAGTCATGAGCTACTCGCACACTATGTATCATGTATATAAAGTATCTAATAAATGGTATGTATCCACTTTGGATGATGCTGGCATAGAATTTTAAGTAGAGATGGAATGTGTGAACGTTCCTTTATTACATACTAATAAATGTACTTTCCCATCCCACCGAGTTCCATGCAAAAAGCCGTAATCTCTATCAATATAAATATACCCATATACAAACCATATACCACCAACACTAACCGCTGCAATAATTGGAGTATTGGCTTGTAAAATACTAAAAAGTTTTTCAAAAGTCTCATTTTCGTCGTTAGCAACACCGCCGAATTTTTGCATTGGACATTTTAATTTTAAACTGCCGTTTAAGAAAATATATCGAACAAATATTCGAACGTAACTTATAAATCATTTTTATAGAAAGGAATTAAAAACATGGATAAAATAATTTTGAAAAACAAAACAGAATTTGAAATTGCCGAAGGAGCGAGTCTCGGCAATATTCAGATTCAGTCGAAAGACTTTGATGGAATCAAGTCAATCACAGATGCCTTCTCGGAAGAGAACATCTCAAAGGTCACATTTACACACAATGATCAGGCTTCTGGAGAGTATGAGAATCTTAAGTATGAAGGATTCTCATATATGCCGAATATGGGAGAGGATGGCGCAGAGGATGGTACATACACTGTGACCGTAAGTCTTCGCACAAAGACGGAGATGGAGAAAGCAATTGATGAGCTTAAAGCAGGGCATGAATCAAACGCAGAAGCAATCCAAGAACTGGCAAGCATTACTGCAGGAAGTGAGGTGTAGGATATGGTTAAATTCTACGTAAGACGTATTCTGGTAGACAAGAAGATGACGATTGATGAAGTGCCGATGCGTTGGCGCGCAAAAGTGCAAGAAGAGATTGAGAAACAGCTTTCCGCTTCTCTGCAATGACATTTTCTGTCGAAATTTGCGACCGAAAAATGTTGAAATCATGCATATTACAGTGATACTATGGACTTGTCCGAAAGGACACTTCAAGTTCTGGCATGGGTGGGGTTTGGCATGGCTCCGCCCATAATTGGGGATTGACTATGCCGAACACACGTTCTATAATTACTTTGTTGGTACATAATAGTTTATGATTGGAGGTTTTTTATGTCGGGAGAAGTAAAAACAGAAGAGACTTATAAAGAAGAAATTATAACTATGATAAAAGAAATTGAAGACTATAAGATGTTAAAAATTTTGCATGGATTTGTAAAAGCTGGTTTAAAAGAAGAAAAAGCAGGGCATTGAACCCTGCTTTCTTTTAGAATATAAATTTTTCGAAAAATTCACATAACAATTCTTTTTTGCTTACTGGCAATCTGCTATATTCAATAATAATTTTTTTGAAACGTTCATCATTCATTCCAATATTTAATACAACACTTGAAAATTCTTCGTCAACAGATTTATTTATGCGTGGGTCTATTAAATCTGATTTTCCGATTTTGAAATAATCAGCCAATGCCTGAAGCTTTCCTGACCTTGGAAATGATTTTCCGGTGCACCACATACTTAGAGTCGTTGGGTTAATACCTAAGTCTTTTGCGACATCTATTTGCTGTTTTTGATTTAATTCAATATAGTATCTTAAATTTTCAGCAAACACTTCTTTTTGGATATCGTCTACATCCATTTCGTTAAATTGATTTTCGTTATCCATTTCTTCTGCCCTCCTTTCTAACTGTATTATAAACCAATAAAATAAAAAATTCAATATTAAATCCAATAAATTTGAATTTTAGTGTTGACAATCCAAAATAATTGGATTATGATTAAACCATCAAATATGAAAGGAGAGAAAAAGATGCCTAGAATTTCATTAGAAGCAGTTCGCGTAAATGCGAAAATGACACAAAAGGAATGGGCTGAAATGCTTGGTGTATCTAATGCAACCGTTGTCAATTGGGAAAAGGGCAAAACAGAGCCTAGCTTATCACAGTTGAAAACCATGAGCAAATTGTCTGGTATTCCGATGGATTTTATTTTTGTGCCAGATACATCCAATTAAATTGGATTATAAAAGAAAGGAAGCGAGTGAGGACATGAAAGAAATTAAATCCGTGAATGATTTGGTTGTTGTTCCGGTTTCCTATTTCAATGGAATGGAAAAGGAATTGCAGAAGATTTTAAACAAAGTGGAAATTCACGATATGGATGTCATGGAACAGGTTCTCCATATGCGGAAGTGGCTGAAAACCAAAACCGTATATGAAGAAACAAAGAGATTGTATCCTAATCTCCGTTTGGAAAATATTCATTTGCTTTTACCACAAGAAGAAGAGAGTTCTTGTGAGTGTACTGATAAAACAGGCAGTGAATAGATTCTGCTGTTGTGTCGCATAGCGGATTTCCAAACGTTTCAGGAACATTTAGTTCCCAACAGAAATTATTTATATTTGCGAACGTTATATCGTTTTCAGTTAATATCTCTGCCATTTTTTCTCGGTCGCAGGATATTGTAGAAAAATCGCAAAACAAAAAGTATTTCAAATTGTATCACCTCCCTTATTTGATGATAAGGGAATTATATCACAGAAAGGAAGTGAAAGTATGGATAATTTGGTACACATTGGAAATGCAGACATTTCCATCAAAGAGTACAAAGGGGAAAGAGTGGTCACATTTAAGGACATTGACATGGTACATGAAAGACCAGACGGAACAGCGAGAAAAATATTTAACGACAATAAGAAACACTTTATTTTAGGAGAAGATTACTTCGTCCGAAATTCGGATGAAGCCAAGGGGGAATTTGGTGTAACTTCTCCGAACGGAATGTATCTTATCACAGAACAGGGCTATCTGATGTTAGTCAAGTCGTTTACGGATGATTTGGCATGGGAAGTACAAAAGAAATTAGCTTCTTCCTATTTTAATGTATATTTTCGGATGCGACTTGAACATTGCAGCAGAGTACGAAATCAGATATTGCGCATGAAAGGAAGTGATTGAATGAGCGAAAAGGAAAAGAGAGTTGTCGAAAAACTTCGTGATGCCATTCCGAATATGACAGATTTTCAGAAAGGATATGTCCTTGGAATGGTAGAGAGTTCTGCTTCGAAACATAGTGAGCAGGGCGAGGAAAACGAAACGCATAATGGAAGGGAGAATTGAAATGAGCAATTTTGAATTTCAGAAAGTTAATTCAAGGGTAATTCGTAGCGGTGACAACTATTTGGCAAAGGTTGACTCTGCGGAAAGTTTTTCAAGCATTTTCGTTGACGAGGAAACAACATATGGGGTTTCTGTAAGAGATGCACAGATACAGACAGGAGATTCGACTTACACACCTGCAATGGCTTTTACATATTCCGTGGAAGATGGTTCTGCGCGTTTTATAGATGTTGTTGCATGTCCGTTACTCGGAACGTTTGTTTCTGACTGGTACTAAATTATAAAGTGGCTGAAAGGAGCATGAATGAAAAAAGTAATCCAATTCATCATAGGTGCGGTTGCAATGGAATATTCCTTGGTTGCCGCGTGCTATATGGATAGTGAGGGCGCGGTAGGGAATATAGCGGCTATTAAATTTGTAGCCGGGGCGGTAATTGCGGCAATTATGTATTATTGGTCGGAGGTAGACCGAAAGAGAGCCGAACTTGACAAGCGAATTAAGAGAAATCGCAGAATGAGAGAGGATGCATGGTAGGCGTTGTGTATATAAGTGGCACGAGATGTTCCACGAAAGAAAAGCGTATGCTTGCTGAACTTTTGGCAGGGAAACGAAAGAAACAGGATGATAAAGATAATTTTGAAAATGTTCTTGACAGAGAAATGGAAAGGAGAAGCAATGGAGAACAAAATAACACTGATCGGTGATGTTGTATCAGCACCAAGGGAAAGCCATAAATCAAGCGGTAAGATTTTTTATAAATTTTTCATCGGAGTTGAAAGAAGAAGCGGTGTTGCAGATATTCTTCCGGTACTGTTTGACAAAGAAATCAGCGATACAGGAATTAGCGGAACGGTATGCGTCAGTGGGAAGATAATTACCCGACACGTAAAAACAGGGTCTGGAGAAGCCATTCTTATGTATGTTATGGCTGATGCAATCACAAAGCCAGAGGATGATAGTCCTTTGAATGAAGTAAGCCTTGATGGGATTATCGAGGAAAAGCAACTTAGGGAAACACCGCTTGGTCGTAAAATCTGTGATGTGAAACTCAAAAACATAAGAGAAAATGGAAAAGAGGATTTGATTACTTGCATCGTATGGGGAAAGTGTGCGGAGTATACGGACTCACTTGCTTTAGGCGATAGGGTAAGCACATACGGAAGATTGCAGAGCCGGAGATATAAGAAAACGTGTAAAGATGGTCACGTTATGGAAAAAGTTACATATGAGTTGTCAATAAAAGGAATCGTGGGGGTGTAGAATAATGCGAATGATTTTAAAGTCGTTACATATGGAGAATTTCAAAGGTATTAAGAGCCTTGATGTGAATTTCTCAAATAAGACAAGTATTAAAGGGCAGAATGCAGTAGGAAAGACAACGATCTTTGATGCATTTACATGGCTTCTTTTTAACAAGAACAGTGCAGGCGAGGAAAAATTCAATGTCAGACCATTGGATAAGGACGGACACCGCATTGATAACGTGGAAATCAAGGTTGTTGGTGTTATTGATATAGATGGTAAGGAAGTGGAACTTTCAAAGGTTCAGAAGCAGAATTGGGTTAAGAAGCGTGGAACCGACACCGTTACTTTGCAGGGTAATGTCAATTCATTTGAGATTGACGGTTATCCAAAGAGTGAAGCTGAATTTAAGGCTTATATTTCCGGTTTAGCACAGAGTGAGGAAATGTTTAAGATGCTGACCAATCCGCAGTATTTTTCTTCTCTGAAATGGAAAGAACAGAGAGACATTCTGATGAAACTTGTTGCAGAGGTTTCCGATGTTGAGTTGGCAAAGACAGATGCCAAGTATGCGCCGCTGATTGGAGAATTGGAGAAAGCACCATCTACAGACGATATTCGCGCCAAGTTTTCCAAGGCTTTGAGCGAGTGGAAGAAGAAACAGGCTGAAATCCCGGTGCGTATTGATGAAGCCGAGAAATCCAAGGTTGATGTGGATGTGGCAGAGCAGGAGTTGTTAAAGGCTGACCTGGAGCGGAAGATTGAAGCGGTTGACGATCGTGTGGAAAATGCCGGGACCGAGATTGACAGACTCCGTGGAAAAGAAATGCAGTTGCAATTTGATATGTCCGGCATTATGCAGGTCATGAATGACGAACTTTCCGCAAAACGTAGAGGTCTTGACAGTGCCAAGGATGATGCAACACGAGAGTTCAATGACTTACATAATCAGATTCAGTCTGCGGAAAATCAGATCAAGGCAAATGAGAAGACAATTTCCGATACAGATGCAGAGCGGAAAAATCTTGGTGTTGAATACAATGCAGAATTTTCCAAGGCATTTGATGAAATGCCATATCTCTTTGACGAATCCAAGTGGGTATTTGATGAAAATAGCACTGTTTGTTCACTGTGCGGTCAGAAGTTGCCGCAGGATAAGATTGAGTCTCTTAAGGCTGATTTTGAGCAGAAAAAGGCAGATGCCAAGGCACGTGCCGCCAAGCAGTTAGAGGATGCACGCAAAGCATTTGATGATGCAAAGGGCGCAAAACTTAAAGGTCTGATTGACAAGGGCAACGCTTGCAAGGCTGATATAGAGCGATTAACAAAGGAAAATACTAAGTTGCAGGAAGATATTACGGCGCTCAAAGAGCAGGAATCAAAGGCATTTGCAGAGCAGAATGAATATGCAAAGCAGTTATCTGAGATCCCGGCAGAAGCTGATTATTCGCAGAATGAAGAGTATGTGAAGCTGAAAACAGAGCATGACAAGATTCTTGCTGATATTGCAAAGGTTGAATCCGAGGGCGCAGACAAGGTTGTTACTGATTTAAAAGCCGAGAAAGCCGATCTGCAGGCGCAGCTTGATGAAGTGAACAAGGTTATTGCGCAGGCG